CCATACAGTGGTTTAGTTGAATTGTTTGAGAAAAAAGGCTTGTTAGTTAAGCAAGGTAATCGACTCAAATACATCGACTTAAACGGTGAAGAGCAAATTGATTATCGCAAGCAATGGCTAGGCCCTAAACTTGATTTGATTATGTCAGAGTACAATGAAAAAATGGCGCCTGTGGTAAATACCGCTGAGGTCAATGAAGAGCTAATTGACGAAAATCAAATTGAGGAGACAACTATAAATGACTGAAGAACAAATAGTAGAAGTATGGAGTTTATTTAAAGAATATATCGACAAAAAACAGATAGAAATAGCTGCTGAAAAGTATGTAGATATGCTTGCTGATTACGGTGTTGGTGATGATACACTAACATCAATATTAGGATCAAGCGGTTCTTTAGATGAAGCAATAAACTATTATCTTGATTCAGATGAAGACGCCGATGATGATGAGGACTATGATGAGAGCTACTAATGGGTTGGTATAGTGAAGTCTCGAGAGATGTATCTAAAATTTCTGATGCAGTACTGTATTTTGAAAACGAATTACAAGATGCACGTCAAGAGGTAAAACTTAAAGGAAACGTTGAACGTGCAGCGGCAGAAATGCCCGGCATCGTTGAACACCGCTTTAATCAACTGCAAGAAATAGAAGCTATACTTCATTATTTAAATATTGAGCTACGTAGGTTACGTAGCTCATTTTTTAAAAAGTATCTTGAAAATTATCAAAGAGCATTGTCAAGTCGAGATGTAGAAAAGTATGTTGATGGCGAACGAGATGTTGTTGACTACGAAAAGATTATCAACGAGTTTGCACTAATGCGTAATAAATGGTTAGGCCTTTTAAAGGGTCTTGATCAAAAGCAATGGCAGATTACAAACGTTGTCAAGCTCAGAGTTGCTGGAATGGAAGATGCCAGCTTATAGAGATTACCATAATTGGATAACATTAGATTACGATATTAGTGTTAAATCTGCTCACCGACAAACAGGTGGAAATATTGATAACTATCAATTGGATGAACTTAATAGTGCATTAGCATACTGTACAAGTTTTAGAACTGCAATTGATATTGGTGCTCATATAGGAATGATTTCCAATCAGTTAAGTAAACGATTTCGTTCAGTTGAAAGCTTTGAAATTGATACTGATGTGTTTGAGTGTTTGAAGCAAAATATGCAAAACAAGACTTCAAATGTAAATATACATAACTTTGGTATTGGCGATAGTGAAAGAGATGTCGACTTACGTAAGACAGCAAAAACATTTAGTACACATGTAATACATAATTCAGTTGGTGATTACAAAATTAAATCGTTGGACCAATTAAATTTTGATAGTGTTGATTTTATTAAAATAGATGCTGAAGGATTTGAACCATTAATTGCCAATGGAGCAATTGAAACTATTAAAAAACATAAACCTATTATTTTATATGAACGTAAACAACACCCACAACGTTATGGGTACGAAAGAGATTCTTTTTTAGAAATACTAAAACCTTTTGGATATACTATGTTACGCAAACTAGGGCGTGGCGAAAAGAATGCCGTAATTGGTGTCGCGTAACTCCTTTAGATAATAATTATATATACAAGGAGGACATATGTATACCATTGTCACAAGTCTTAATCAAAAATACTGGGATGAAACTTCCAAAATAAATATTCAAAGCTGGGCACAATTTTTGCCACCTGAGGTTAAGATTGTAATGTATTCAGAAGATGATATTGATATAGGATCTTTAAAAGATAGAGTTACTGTTAAAAACATCTATAATACTTGCCCTAAATTATTAGATTTCAAAAATGCACACAAGGACGATCCGCATTACAACGGCGATGCTCCTGTTAAAGAAACAAAAAAGTTTAAATGGAATGCAATAAAATTTGCACATAAAACTTTTCCAATATTTGAAGAAGCTAAAGTGTGTGAAACAAATTATCTTATTTGGTTAGATGCTGATGTGCTTATGCACGATTATATTACTATGCAATGGTTAGCAGAATTATTTCCTAAAAAATCGTGCATTTCGTATCTTGGTAGGCCTTCAAATACTAAAACAGCATATGATGAGTGCGGTCTAATGGGGTATAATTTAAAAACTCCTTTAGTAAAAACATTCTTAGCAGCATACGAAGAATATTACGAAGGCAATAATTTAGATGAACTAAGAGAAACACACGATAGTTGGATCTTTTTTCAATTACGTTTGAGTTATGAAGCGGGCGGATACGAAGGGTTTAAAAACTTGAATCCTACTCCAGTAAACAATAAAAGTCCTTTCAACAATAGTGGTATAAATCAATATATGGTTCACTGCAAGGGCAAAGGTAAAGAAAAACTACATAATAAATTTTTAAAACGTTTTAGTATACAGAGTTCATAATGCATATACTAATAGCATGTGATCAAAAGTACTATGATAAATGGGGTATAGAACTTTTAAAAAGCACTAGATATTATAACCCAAGTAGTTGGTTAGCTGTGCATTGTCATATAGTAAATCCTAGACTAGGCTTTGAACAAGTAAAAGACGTTAACTATACAACAGAAAAATATGACAACCCGTCTATAGAATATTTACAAGGTGTAAGATTTTTAGTAGCGTCTGATAAATTACCAACTGAGCAAGTAATGATATTAGATGCTGATACTGTGTGTACTAGAGAATTTTCACAACAAGACTTTGACTCTGTAACGTCTAACGTTACAGTATTAAAACATCACAAACAGGCTGCATTGCATACTTGGCTATGTGGACTAGTTACTCTAGGCACTGGAAACTTTAGGCATGAGTTTGCTGATAAATTATCTAACTCACTTGTTAGCAGTTGGAAGTATGGTCACGACCAAGATGTACTTAATAGCCTATCAGGAAAATATAGTTTTAATGAAGCAACTACAGACTGGATGTGTATGGGTAAACAAAATCCAAAAAGTGTGTTCCTAACACTTAAAGGAACACATAAACTTAATCCTAAATATACAAATCAATTTGAAAGGTATAAATTTTAATGACTGAAATATTAGCACCGCACTTAGGCGGACACATGAATAAAACACACGTGGACATAGGCGCCCTCGAATGGCTAATTTCTAACGGAGCAAAAAGCTTTTTAGACATTGGCTGTGGACCAGGCGGTATGGTTGAACTAGCAACTGAAAAGGGACTAACAGCACTTGGCATAGATGGTGATCATACTATTACTAGATTTAATATTGAATCTTTTATTATACATGATTATACTACAGGGCCAATTGTAGTAGTAGAAGACAAGTATGATGTAGTATGGAGTGTAGAATTTTTAGAACATGTAGAAGAAGAGTACATGCCAAATTACATGAAAACATTTCAATGTGCAAAATCAGCAGTAGTTACATATGCTCCTCCAGGGTGGGACGGACATCATCATGTTAATTTGCGAGAAGAAGATTATTGGATTGCAAAGTTTTCTGAGTACGGGTTTAAACTAGATGAAAGTAAAACTAAAGAGCTCCGGGCAAACTCTACTTTAAATTTAGGAAAGAAAGGCCGTAAAGCATTTGTAAAAAATAGAGGACTGTATTTCATTAATGAATCCTAATTTAAAAGTTGTTGGTATAAAAGGGTCTTATAGAACACACCCTCTTCCTGACTTACCAAATTTTAAAGTTGTTGATTGGGAAGACCAAGAAACTATACAAGACGCTGATGTATATGTACAAGCTAATATTTTAGAAAACAAATTCTTCCGCAAGTTTAGACCGCAATACGAACATATAAGAGACAGTGGCAAACCTTATATAGTAGTTGAAAGTAGTGTGTTTAGACACAACATGCCTTTCCCACCAAACCCAAAAGCATATCATAGATGGAGTTGGACTAGTTACTTTCGAGATGAAGGTAATTATAATAACAAAAACTGTCCTAATGATAGATGGAAACAAATACAAGCAGACCAAAACTTAGAAATAAAAGATTGGAAAACTGATGGCGAGTATATTTTATTAGCTATGCAACGTCCAGGCGATAGTAGCCTAAAAAATTTAATGGCAATACATAAAACGTTTGATAACTTTGTTGCTAATACTATTACTGAAATACGCAAGTATACAGATAGACCTATAGTAGCTAGAATGCACCCTGCACGAATGGACAGACAACGCCAAGCACTTGAAAAAATTGATACTAGCGGAATAACAATTAGTAAAAACATGCACGGCTCTGGAAATTTAGAAGGCGGCTCTGGACTATACGAAGACTTTAAAAATGCATATGCTGTAGTTGGATTCAATAGTAATGCACTTACTGAAAGTATTTGCGAAGGAATACCAACGTTTAGTTTATGCCCTAGTTCAATGGCATGGGAGTGTTCAAACAAGAACTTAAATACACTTGAGCAACTTGAATACTTTGATAGGCAACAGTGGCTTAATAACTTAGGTTATTGCCAATGGCGCGAAGACGAAATTGCCCGAGGCGATCCTTGGCATCATTTAATAAAGGGAATATAATATGGCTAAAGCTAGACTAGCAAATGCAACAGCAAACTCCAAAGGTAGTGGTAAAATGTCTGCAGGAAATGTTGATTTACAAAAAAGCAAATGGCATACTAATAATTTAATAACATATTTTCCAAAAGACAAATCAGAGTTTGACAATTTAGAAAAGTTAGCACAAGATTATATCTTTATGGATCACGGTCCTAAGCATCCTACTATTCCTGCAGATGGCACAGTAGTTACTATGGGCAGCTGTTTTGCTGAAAGATTACGCAATTGGTTAAAAGCAAACGGAAAGAATAGTGACTATATTAACGTTCCAGAAGGACTTAATAACTCGTTTGCTGTACGGCAATATTTAGAATGGGCGTTAACAGGTGACCGCAGTACTGATGCTTATTGGTACGATAATGATCCAAAGGCAGGAGCATACCAATGGGAACCTAAAGATGAACAAAAGGCTCTTTTAGAACATTTTAAAAAGACAAAGGGTGTAGTAGTTACATTTGGATTAGCTGAAGTTTGGCGAGATAAAGCTACTAAAAATGTGTTCTGGAGAGGCGTACCTGCAAAGTATTTTGATCCTGACAAGCACGAATGTGTAACTAGTACTGTACAAGAAAACGTAGATAATATGAAACGTATCTATGATTTAATTGTACAACATGCAGGTGCTGACACACAAGTTATTTTTACACTTAGTCCTGTTCCACTAAATGCAACGTTTATGGGTAGACCAACAATGATTAGCGACTGTGTAAGTAAGTCAACATTACGTGTTGCACTAGATCAATTTTTTATGCAACATAATCCTGCTACATGCTATTATTGGCCTAGCTATGAAATGGTACGTTGGGTAGGAGCTCACACAGACTTCCCTACATTATTTGAAGACAACACCCCAAGACATGTTAACAACAAAGTCGTGTCTATAATTATTGATAACTTTGTTAGAAAGTTTTTTGCAAAATGATACAGATAGAATTTGGTTGCGGAGCAGATCCGCGACAACTGGGGTATAAAACATGCGACATAAGAGATTTACCCGGTGTTGATTATGTATGTAGTGCAATAGACATTGCAGACCATTGTGAACATAATACAGTAAGTAATATTTTTAGCAGACATATGTTTGAGCATCTTAGCTTCCATGATGGTGAACTTCACTTAGATGCATGTATGAAGATACTTAAACCAGGTGGTGAGATTAGAATGATGATGCCTAATATAGAGTTTCATGTACGTCAGTGGTTGAGTAGAGATCCTGCAGCAATAAAACATGCAAGGGCTGGGTTCTGGGGATGGCAACGCGAAGTTGAAGAAGGCCAAGACTGGGACATACACAAAAGCGGATATGATACATTAACATTAACACAGTTGCTAACTGATAAAGGGTTTACAAATGTTAAAGCCCATTCAAAGCCTACCGGCAAACATTTAATTGTTACTGCAACGAAGCCATAATATAATCTCAATCATTAACTACTAATATAAGTACTTGCATGGAACAGACATATGTATTAGTAACAGGCGGATTTGATCCTCTACATAGCGGACATATTGCTTACTTTAAAGCTGCAAAGAAATTAGGCGATCGATTAATCGTTGGCCTAAACTCAGATGAATGGTTAGAGCGTAAAAAAGGCAAAGCATTTATGTCATGGAACGAGCGGCTATGTATTGTAAATAATTTACAAATGGTTGATGAAGTCTTTACGTTTATGGACGATGATGATTCTGCTACAAACTTTATAAGACAAGTTAAAGCACACTACCCTACAGATAAATTAATTTTTGCTAACGGCGGAGATAGGACATCTGACAACATTCCAGAAATGGTAGTCGACGGTGTTGAATTTGAATTTGGTGTTGGCGGCGAAGATAAGAAAAACTCTAGCAGTTGGATACTTGAAGATTGGAAAGCTCCAAAGACCATTCGTCCTTGGGGATTTTATAGAGTACTTGATACTGGACCAGGTTGGGCAGTAAAGGAACTTACTATTATGCCTGGCAAGACATTGTCGGATCAACGACACACCCATCGATCTGAGCATTGGCATGTTGTACAAGGCGAAGTAACTATCACAACAGAATTTAAAAAGCGAGTATTGACTGCTGTTATTGGACCGCAAATGAGTTATGATATCGGAAAGCTAGTTTGGCACAAGCCGCACAATAACACTAACGAACCAGTTAAGATTATTGAAACATGGTTTGGAGACATACTAGAAGAATCAGATATAGAAAGAAGGACTAGATGAAAGTATTTGTAGGATATGATACACGTGAAGATATAGCATACCAAGTATGTAAGCATAGTCTTGAGGCACGTAATAAAGATGTAATTGTAAAGCCTTTGAAGCAAGCAGATCTAAGAGATGCAGGATGGTATACTCGTCCCATAGACAAACTTGCAAGTACAGAATTTACATTTACTCGCTTTCTTATTCCGGAACTAACTAACTTTAATGGGTGGGCATTGTTTTGTGATAGTGACATTATCTTTTTAAATGATGTTAAGGAACTGTTTGATCAAGCAGATAACAAATACGCAGTAATGTGTGTTAAGCACGACTACACTCCTAAAGAAGGTATTAAGATGGATGGACAGACACAAACTGTGTATCCGCGCAAGAACTGGTCAAGTGTTATGTTGTTCAACTGTGGACATCCTAGTAATGCTAGACTTGATATGGACCTAGTTAATGAACCGGAAATTAACGGTGCATACTTACATCGCTTCAGCTGGTTACCCGATGAAGAAATTGGCGAGTTTAGCCATGAGTGGAATTACTTAACTGATTGGTACACAGAAGGCTCGCCAAAAGCGTTACACTACACAGAAGGCGGCCCGTGGTTTGAAAACTACAGAAACTGCAAATTTCATAAAGAATGGAAACAGGAACTACAGGATATGATGAATGAATGATGATATAAAGTCAGGAGCAAGTATGTTAGCAATTGATACAAGAGATGCAATTGTTAGTTGTTTTGCACAAGGAACACAAGCTGAAGAAATTGCTGGCTGGAAACAGCTACAGAATTGGCAGACTGATATTCCAGTAACGTTTCGCAGTATGGCTCAGCGCAAAACTGTAAAAATGTGTGAACATCAGCAACGTCCTTATTTTTATATTGACACAGGATATATTGGTAATTTAAATAAAAAGAAACACTGGCATCGTGTTGTACCAAATGGTATGCAACACAGCCAGCCTAGATTTGATCTTCCAGCAGATAGATTCAATAATTGCATTGACAGCCAAGATATTAGATTTAAAGGCTGGAAGAAAAACGGCGGTCCTATATTACTTGTAACACCTTCAGGTAAGCCGTGTTCATTTTACGGAATTGATCGAGATGTGTGGATAGAAGAAACTGTTGCGGAAATTAAAAAATATACAGATAGAGAAGTAATTGTTAGGAATAAAGGACTTAGAAGAGAACGAGTTAGGTCGCATAGTATATACTCACAGTTCGAAGAAGATAATATTTTTGCTGTTGTAACTTATAACAGTATTGCTGCAACTGAAGCAATTGGGTATGGTATTCCGGCATTTACACTAGCACCAAATGCTGCTGATTTTGCATGCGGAACTGATTTAAGTAACATTGAAACACCATTATACGTAGACGATGATAAAGTAATAGGTTGGCAAAACTGGTTAGGATACTGTCAATTTAATCCGCAGGAAATGGTAGCAGGAACAGTACTACCAATGCTAAAGGAGTATGGAATTAAATGACTATAACCGTAGCAAGTTACTTAATGGGAATTCCTCCAGGTAACACAAATCCTGAAAAACCAGCTATCATTGTTAATGCAATTGAAGGTGTATGGAAAGCGGGTGATGAAGGAACTATTGTTACCGATTACAATGTAATTGATGCCGACGTTGCAGTGATGCAAGGATTTGTTCACCCGGGCAGTAAAAAATCAAAACATTTAGATCTTAGACAACGTGTTATTAATCATCAAAACTCTAGAGGAAAACGCACTCTTATTGTTGATGCTAACTTATTTTTATATGCCGACATAGGAAATAGTAATAAGTTTTTAAGATATAGTTACGATGGTATTTTTCCTACTACAGGAGAATATTGTAATAATACACCTGATCCTGCAAGATGGGAATTAATTAAAAATACGTTAGGAATAGAGTTAAAACCTTGGAAAAATAATGGCAACTATATTTTAATTTGCTGTCAACGTGACGGTGGATGGAGTATGGATAATCAACCTTTACTTCCCTGGGTGGTAAGAACAATACAAGAAATTAGAAAATATTCAGACAGAACAATAGTAGTAAGATTTCATCCGGGAGACAAAAATCAAGTAGAGCATAAAAGATCAATTGCTAGATATAGATTACCTAATGTAAGAGTGTCTAACGCAGATACTATTATGCAAGATATGGCAAATGCACATTGTTTAGTAAATCATAATTCTAGCCCAGGTGTAGTTGCTGCTATTGAAGGACTTCCGGTATTTTTAACAGACGCAGGAAGAAGTCAAGCTAAAGACGTAGCACATACTAACTTTGCTGATATTGAAAATATAACAAAGTTTGATAGACAACCTTGGATTGAAAAAATGGCAATGATGCATTGGACGCTAGACGAGCTTAAAGCTGGAACAGCATGGAAACATCTTAGACAATGGGCGGAAAAATAATGACAGATATAACAGTACTAACAACATTTCATCAAGAAGGTCTTGATGTATACGGACAAAGATTTTTAGATAGCTTTGCTAAAAATATCGATAAAAGGATTAAGCTTCTAGTATATGCAGAAGATTGTCTTCCAGTAAATCCAGATCCAGAACAAATTACAGTATTAAACGCAACGATGGTGCTGCCTAAGCTAGTTGCTTTTAAAATGAAATGGGGAGCAGTTCCAAAAGCAAACGGCATTCCTCCAGATGATATTAAAGCACGTAGACCACGCGACTGGCACAAAGAATTTAAGTGGGATGCTGTACGCTTTGCTAATAAGACATATGCTGTGTATGACGCTGTAACACGCTCTAAGGACTGGTGTGTGTGGATGGATGCTGATACATTTGTGCATAG